CAACGACTCCCAACTTTAAGAACATCAAAAAGGGTCAGCTACCGGTGAATAATCACCATGTAGCTATCCGTGAAGTAGGGGCAGATCGTTATGTCTCCTACCAAACCGATACTTCGACGAACACAGGCGCACATCCTTATGTGTGGTTTGCGGCGGCGAAGACGGCTTACACGGCTAAGTATACGCGTCCGGATGTGACGTTGGCGCATTTGTCAACGTCTGACGGTGACGCTGTCCGGAAACTGATCGCTAACGCTCAGGCGGGAATTAATGGTAATCTCGCCCAGAATTTCGCTCAGTTAAACCAGACCGTATCGCAGATAGCTACTTCTGCTACTGCAATACGAAAGTCATTGTTTGCTCTGAAGAGTGGAAACATTCCAGGGGCAATCAATGCTTTAGTGCGGATGTCAGATAACCATCGTTTCCAGAAGAAGGGGAGTCCTTCCTTAAAGAAGTCGCTCGCCAATAATTGGCTTGCTCTTCAATATGGTTGGAAACCTCTACTTTCGGATATCGAAGGTTCTCTGCAATCCCTCGGTAACGCCAAATTAAATGCGGCGTTAGGGAGCTCCGTCATTCATTCGGTAACCGGGTCTGCTTCCGCAAATCAGGAGACGGATACAACCATTGGGCATCCTAATTTTCCGCAATACATCTCGGGCAAGACTGTGAAAACAGTCGAGACCAAGACGAAATACGGAATTAGGTACCGTGTGGCTAACCCAACTCTTGCTTTTCTTCAGCAGACTGGCTGGACCAATCCCTTGAACCTAGCTTGGGAAATACTCCCATTCTCCTTTGTGGCTGACTGGTTTCTACCTATAGGGCCATTCCTTGAGAGTTTGACTTATGCTCAAGGTCTGGACTTTATAAGTGGATACAAGGTTCAGTTTTCAAGGATGAGAGTGGAATCCGTCGTTAGCATGTCAAGTCCGATAGGCACTACAACGCAGCAGTTCACGTGTTGTGCAAATTATAGTGAGCAGGGTATTTTATTCGATA